GATATGACCATCTGGCAGAGAATCAAATGGGCGATGAAGATCAATAGGACGGAGACGGAGAAATGAAGTCACTGAGATCACGTCAGCCATCTGTAAGGACTCACGGACTGCGCAGGATCGGCAAGGTCTTTGTGCCTCCGGGGAGGACAGTGAAGTGTCTGCATTGCAGGGAAGTCGTTCGCGCAGTAGATGAACGCTGCCCTTATTGTCACGGTGACACTTCGGACTTTGCAGACTTCTCGGTGTTGACATGAGCAGTTCCAGTCTGTCAACGTCGTGCCTCCGTTGAATAAACAGTGAGAGAACGTGTCAAGGCGATTCTGGAGGGCTTCTGAATTGACTTTCCGTAAATCTACGGGAAAATACGGGAATGGCAGTTAAAAAGACAGTAAAGAAGAAGGCGGCAAAGAAAGGTGTCGGCAATCGCGGCAAGGGGAGGCCGAAAGGATCGAAGAATGTCGTCAAGAAAGGTATTCGCGACGCCTTAGAAGAGGCGCTGAATCACGGTGAAGGTGAGGTCGCGTATTTCGTGAAGATGAAACAGGAGCATCCGGTGCCTTTCCTTAATGTGGTTGCCAAGCTGCTGCCGCTTCAGGTGAACATGGAAGCGAAGGTCGATAACTCAGTGACGGTCGAGATCGTCAAGACATGAAGATTATCGCTACGGTCAATTATGAGTATATCGAGGAAGCGCGGAAAGCTGGAAAGCAGGGTGTCGTGCTTCAGGGTTCTGCTGGTTCAGGCAAGACATTTGCTGGACTGCAATGGTGCGCTCTGACTGCTGCATCAACTGAGGGGATACGAATCGCGATCTATCGGCAGTTCCGGCAGTCGTGTAAAGAGGCGCTTGTTCCTGACTTCAAGCGCATCATGGGTGATGAGTTTTTGAATAAGTGGGATGATAAGCGGTGGAATGGCTCGGATCTGATCTATCGCTTCCCAAATGGCGCAACCATCGAGTTCCTTGGTTGTGAAAATGCAGGTAAGCTGAAGGGCAAGCGGTCGGATGTCGCCTACGTGAATGAGGTCAACGAGGTGAACCGGGAAGCGTTCAATCAAGTGAACATGAGAACGGGGTTCACTATCTGCGATTTGAATCCATCTCACGCGCACTGGATCTACGACTTCCGAGCGGATCCAGAGTTCGACTACAAAGAGACGACTTTCCGCGACAATCCGATGCTGCCTGAAGGTCAGCGCAATACGATCCTTGGATATGAGCCGACAAAGGAAAATATCGGTCGCCGCACTGCTGATGATGCGATGTGGCAAATCTACGGACTCGGCAAACCTGCGACTCTCAAGGGTCTGATCTTTAATAATTGGGTGGAGTCCGATGAGTGGCCTGACGTGAATGCCTGCGAGCGTGTTGGATATGGGTGCGACATCGGTTTCGTCGATCCGACTACGGTGGTGGAGTGCAGGCTGTCACGCAATACGCTCTACGTCCGGCAGCGTGTCTGGTCGTTCGGGCTCACTGACCTTCCAAATCCTGAGAGCTACGAATCTTCGCTTGTCGAGGAATGTCAGGATAATGAGGTGAAGCAGGATCTTCCGATCTATGTCGATAATGCGTATCCTCAGAGCATCAAGGCGCTGCGTTCATACAAGTTCAATGCTCTGCCCTGCGAGAAGGGTGCAGGATCGATTATGGAAGGCATTATGATGCTTCGCCGGTATCGTATCAAGATCCACAGTTCCAGTCGGCAACTCGTGAAAGAGTTTTCGTCATACTGCTGGAAGGTGGACGGTGGCGGCCTTCCGATGGACAAACCTTTGGAGAATGGCAATGATCACGGTATCGATGCGATCCGCTACTTCGCAAAGGCGCAGCTTGCAAATACTATGATGGGCAATCCTCGTCAGAAGCGTATCGGTCGAGCGGTTCGGGGAGCTGTGAAGCACTACTGATGGAATACGATAGCTATCAAATGTTTCGCGCTGTCTGCCCGGCTACCATCGAGGTCGCGCTGTCAGTCGTCGAGGATGCGTGTGATGAGGTGCTGCACGAGTGGATCGAGGATGCTGATCGTGGTGAGTGGCTGAGCGTGCATTCGTGGTTCTTCGTGCTGTTCAAGGATGGCGAGTATCGAGGATATGCCTGCGTCGTAAACTACGGTGATGAGCATTATCTGCACTTCGGCACGATCCATCGGGCGTATTCGGTGCGCGATGTCGCGTATTCGATGGATTGGCTGCGCGATCACCTGCCTAAGTTCTACGGGATCGAGGTGCTGAAGTGCTGCATTGACTCTGACACGATGATCGGCAAGCTTATCGGGAAGCTAGGGTTCACTGCTGAGCCGGATAGCGATGACATTCATTCAATCAAATTATAAAATGGGTAAGAAACCGAAGCAAAAAGATCCAGAGCCAATTGTTCAACCAGTCGCGTCTGTGACTCCTGAAGATGAGGACATCAAAAAGACTGGAGAAGATGAACGTCGCCGCATCGCAGCGCAGCGTGGTCGTGGTCAGTCAGTAACTTCGCAGCGTCCGGGTGGCGGCAGCACAATCCTTGGTTAATTATGGCTAGAAAGAAGGCAACCAAACCAGTCGCGCAGGCTCAACCGATGGAAGAGTCACGCGCAGTCGAGATCATTCAAGGCTACGGTCGGCTGGAGTCGGCTCGTCAGAATGTCGATACGTCTTATCGAGACATCGAAAAGCTGGTGATGCCTTCTTTTTCGGGCTCCAATACTCAGGATCGAAAGAGTCCGGGCGATGATTCTCGTCCGGTGTCGTCGGTTCCAAACTCTGAAGCGGTGCTTTTGGGTTCGAATATTTACAGTCACAGCTATTCAAACGCTGATCGAAACTTTGCGCTGCGTGCAGCACGTAAAGAGGATCAAGAAGGGATGAAAGTTTGGCTTCAAGAGGCGACAAATACGATCCACCGGTTCATTCAAGAATCGAACTTCGGTCAGGTGTATGGTGAATTTACACGTATCTGGTCGAACTTTGGCACTGGTGTCGTCGGTGTCGAGTATGACACTGATGAGGGGCAACTGGTCTTTTCGTCGATTCCGATCACTGGCAACGTCTACATCATGGAGTCGTTTAATGGTCGCGTGAACGGACTGATGCGACTGCTTCAACTCAGTGCGCAGGATGCACTGGCGATGTTTGGCGATGAGGGTCTGTGCAAAGAGGCGCGCAATGCTCTCACTGACATGAGCAAGATCGATGAGAAGTTCGATTATATTCTCAACGTGCAGAAGAATCCGAAATTCGATCCTGAGCGTGGTGACATCGAATCAATGCTCTATCGCTCGGAATACGTCTGCAAGAAGGATAAGCGGATTGTGAAGGTCGGTGGTCATCGTTCTTGGCCTTATCCTACTTCACGCTTCATCAAACCTCACGATGGCTCTCCATACGGACTTGGCGCTTGTCACGTTGCGATCAATGCGATTCGCGAGATCAACACTGCTGAAGCGCAACTGGTGGACGCAATCCAGATGCAGTCGCACGCTCCGGTCGTCGTGAAGGACGATGAGCAGCTTGAGATCGATGAGCTTCTGCCTGATACGGTGATTTATACGACTGGGGAAATCACTCAGTTCAAGACGACTGCGAACCCGGTCGCGATTCAGGCACGTATCGATCAGCTGACTGGCGAGTTGAACCGACAATTTTTCACGAATGTATTCCTCGCAGTGCTCACGAATGATCGTGATAAGACAGCCCGTGAGGTCGAGGGACTGGAAGCAGAGAAGTTCGCTTCAATCGGCCCGATGATTGCACGTCTGCGATCTGAGTTCTGGAGCCCGATGATCGACACGATTTTGGAGCTGCTGATCCATGCAGGCGAGATCGTCATTCCTGAAGGTCTGAACCTCGGTGCCGGGTATGAGGTGAATTACATTTCGCAACTCGATACTAAGCTCGGTGTGATGGATCACCAAAAGACGATGCACGCTGTCCAGTCGATCAGTGGGCTGCTTCAAGCTGCAACTGAGATCCCTGAACTTAACAAGGTGCTGAAGGTCATCCCGATGTCGGTCGCTGCTGCTGAAGCGTTGAATGTCGATTATGAGTTCATCGTGACGGATGAGGAACGTGCGCAGATGGATGCGCACGTTCAAGCTGCGGCACAACAGCAGGCCGCGATGCAGAGGCAGGAACTTGATCAGAAAGCGGTCGCTCCGGTTGATCCGAGCAAAGCGCCTGAAGACGGTTCCCCGATGGCTGCGCAGATGGCGCAGGTTGAAGAAAATGCACCTCAAGTTTGATTATGGCTAAAGCAATCCCAAAGAAATCAACCTCAAAGCTCGACGATCACATGATCGCGCTGAAGGGAAACACGCACTTCCTCGGATTCATCGAGGAACTGAAGGTGCAATGTCGGCATGACAAGTCTGTATTCGATCCTGTGAATGATCGTGCGACTTGTTACCGGCTCGGTCAGCAGGACGTGGCAAAGATGCTCGTCAACAAGCTGGAGTCGATTCGCGATAGTGCTGAGTAATTTATGGACACAACAACAACAGAAGCGCCTGCAAGTGCAGATAACGCAACAGAAACAACTGCACAAGATGCAGCTCAAACAAGCGGAGACATCATCTCAGATGCTTCCGCCGCGGCAACTCCTGCCGCGGCAACTTCCGAAACACCTCCTAGTTTTTGGGATGGTGCCGGTGATGATCTCGCAAACCATGCAGGCTTTGACGGTCTGAAGGGCAAGATCAACGACCGGGATGCACTCGCAATCTCCTATCTGAACCTGCAAAGCAAGATTGGGCAGCGTGAAGATG